TGTTGTTGCTACCATTAAGATTTAAATTACTTCGCCTCATTATATATATATTAATATTTAAAATATCCAGATATTGTCACTAAATTATCAATTGTTATATATGATGTGTGGGGAAAAGAAAAAAATACATAAGAGATGAAAGTATACCATCAGGAAGTACTCCTTGTAAACTAATAGTATTACTAGGTACTATTTTAGTACTATCAAACGTCCAGTCATTTCCAGTCCCATCACCCAAACTTCCTTCAGAACTACAATCATCTTTATTATTAGAAACATAAAGGTTGTCGTCACTTTGATCTGCTAAAGCAGTTTTGTCTTTTTTGATTTCGAATAATTTTGATTCTGATACAGTTCCTACCCCACAATCTTCAAACGTATTATTTGTTATATTCATAAAATATGCTGCATCAGTGGGTAAGGGCCAATATTCTAAATTTGCTATGTTGTCCCATCCTTGGAGTGTCGTCTTGGTTTCGAAACTCGCATATATTTGAGCTAGATGCTCTGTAGTAACACCATATCCATTATAAGCTTTCGAGTTATTTCCAATAAATAAATTATTAATGAAATCTATATTTATAGACCCATTGACATAAATACCAGCAGCCCAAGAATGTTTTACAGTATTTCCATAAAAAGTATTGTTTTTTCCACCAATTAGTGCTAAGCCGTGATGTCCGCTATATTCAATAGTATTATTAATAACACTAATATTTTTACATCCATCAGAAGTCTGAAAGTAAGGATCGGATGGTGCGATAGCTGAACCGTATGAAAAAACTAAAAATATACCATTATCTAAGGTTTTAAAAAGTCTATTATTTTGAATTTTGCCTCCAACGCCGTCTTCGATTCGATATCCTCTAAAACAATACGTCACTAAATTATCTCTAATATCTAAATTAGTACAACCTTGAACGTTCATCGCACCACCATCACTTGTATTTGTAGCTAAAGCATCTACTGAGTTCCATTTATATTTTGCTTGGTCCACCGCATTACCAGAACCACCATGCATTGTATTATTTCCACTACTACCACAATGAATAAATTTACAATTGATTATACTTAAATCTCCACAATTTTTTGGATTAAATCCATATTTACCATTCATTATTGTTACATTTTGGATTGAAATATTTGTGAAATTTTCTAAATGTAATACATTTCCTATGGAATTACTCCAACTACTTGTGGCGTCATGACCTCTAATATTAACCGTATCTCTATCAGCACCAATAATATGTATTGTTTGAATTGTTGAACTTGCTTTTGTTGAAGTAATTGTACCATCATAATTTCCTGCAGCTAAATAAAATATTATTGTAGCTGTATCTGTAGCACCTGCTTTAGCAGTAATAGCCGCACTTAATGTTTTATAAGGATTTCCCACTGTACCACCATTTGTATCATTACCATTTTCATCAACATAAACAACGGTGGCTCCTGGAATTCGTGCTTGTATCTGAGTCAATGTTTCAGGATTGGTAGATGGATTTTCATGGTACTTGAGTTTGTGTAAATTTAAGTTTCCATCTATAGTTAAGTTTTTTTTAATTAATACATCATTAAAGGATGCATCATTCGCAGATAAATCCGCAACTAATTCTAAATCATTAATATTATTTAAAGATAAATTTGCGAATTTCTTATTTAAAACAGATTTTTCATAATAATTATCGTGAACTATTGTAGCAGATAAGTCATATGTTTTATTTAAAATCAATGTTTTTTTTCCAGCATCATTTTTAATATCAAATAGTTGGTCTAAATTACTCCCATTAGGACCTTTAGCTAATAATATTCTATTTGTAGCCATTTATATATTTATAAAATATATTATAAAATACATTATAAATTCAAATCGAATGTTAACACAATTTCTATTGGATTAACTTTACTTTTTCCAGTATTATAACTTTCATCTACAATAAAAACCGAAATTTGGAATAATTTATACCCATCTCCATAATAATTTTCAAAATCATCTTTAGTAATTGAATGGCTAGTTATTGCAGAACAATTAGCATTTCCTAAATTTTGCAAAACTCTAATTTCTCTATTTAAATATAATAATGTTCTTGTTGAGAATCCTGCATTACTAGATATTTTCAAGTCTTCCCGATAGCTTTTTTTTATAAAATGTGCCAAATTAAATGATGAGTCTGTTCTTGGGTCAACCCAATTATTTATATCAAGATACATATTTTTCCAATTATTTTTTGATGTGTTTGTTATAATTGAATGACTTATATCAAAGGCATTACTTGATGTGAAAAAATTATTACTAAATAATCCATTACCCTTTGATATATCGTTCCATTTCCTAGCTCTTAATGATACTCTGTGTGTTCCACCTAAGCTTTCAATTTTTTTTACAACTGTAGAAATTTGTGCTATTTTAGCTAATAAAAATTCTGTTGTCACCATTTGTAATGGGAATACCAAAGGTCCATGATCTTTATCAAAACTTAAAGGTTTAAATTGCGGTGCATCTTTTAAAGATGTTATCCCATCTGTTTCGTGTCTTTTACCACCATTCCAACTTATATCCCCCCAATAATAATCATTACGAATATCATATGTACCAATCATATGATTATAACTTAAATCATTATTAAAATTTCCTATTGCAGGGTCATATATATAATCATGGAACTCTAATATAGGGTCTTTAAATCCCTTTGATATATCAGAGTTATCATGTTGTTCACCTTTAACTGTTGTGAATAATAAATAATCAATATCTTTGGAAACTCTTAAAAAATCAATATCTACCAATCTAACTATGATATAGTGTGTATATTCATTAACGGGTTCACCCATTTTTATAGTATATAAACTAGAAGCAATCCATCTTATAGGTTTCCATGTTAACTCTGTATCATATAAACTTATCCCTAAAGATATATTTTTTGTTAAAATCAAGAAATGAGTATCTCCTTGTGCTATAAGAGGTATATTTGTGGATAAGTCTGCAATCTTATATGACATATATAACAATATAAGATTTTTAAAATTTTATTTTTTTTCACCGATATCCATTGATATTTGTTCGTCTAATTTAATTTCAATAGTAGGTGTGGAATCTTCTATTTCTTTTAAAAGTTTTATGACTAAATCATACATTTCATCTGTTTTTTTTTCTCTAAGTAAATCAATAATATTTTTATCATATTTTTCACGAATATTATCTATTTCAACCTTAAGTGAACGATGTTTAGTACTATCCGAATTTGAAAAAAGTTTTTTAATTTCCATTTTAATTTTAAATGAAATATCATTCAAATAAGGTTTCATATAAATACTTAACTCTTCTTCATCGGATAAAATTTTAGATACTTCATTTATTCCTTCGGTCATTTTATAGTATTCTTTAAATTCAATACCCATTGATTTATATATATTATTAATAACTCTATATGGATTACAATTAGACAAGGCTCTTAAATCATTAATTGGTCCCATTTTACTAGTATATGTTTGAACTGGTATTCTTATAGAGTCATCAAAATGTCCTATGGATAATTTGAATTTTTGAGAACTCTGTCCTTTTACTAAACAATATTTATTGTAATCATCATGATTTTCTTCTAATTTTTTTGTTAATTTTTGTAAATGTTCGTACCCGCCTTCTTTTTTCATCATTTCTGGTGTATAAAAATCAAATATGCATTTAGTATTCTGTTTTTCTCCTTCCAAATTATTATCAAAAACGGCTTTCAATTCCATAGTATTTGCTAATTCTAAAGCTATATATCTTAACATAATAATATCATCTCCTAAAGCCATGCCATTTTCGCAAATAGATACCATAATTTGACTTAAAATGGTGGAATTAATTTCCAAAATTTTAATATCAGAAATAATTAATAATTTTTCTAAAGCATTTGTATAATTTAATAATTTATGAGTTTTAGGACTACTTTTATAAATAACACTATGAAAAGGTTGTTTATAGTCGTCTTCTTTTATATTTTTATCATTAATGGGTTTTCCATCACCATCTAATAAATAAAATTGTTGTTTTGCGCCCATAACGATTTCTTTTTCATATACTTTTCTATCAAAATCTTCATTTGAATATTGTGCGTTACAAAGTACAAAAAACGAGTTTTCAATTAATTTAAAGCAATTTTTATATAATTTGATTGGGTGTAATATAGCAGATTGTGTGCCCTTTTTTCCATCTTTATTAATAATAAAATCAATAGACCTAGGTTTAACTTCTTTAATATTGGAAATTTCTAAATTTCTGGCAATAAGTGAACTAGAACAATATTCATTATTTGGATTTAACCATACATAAGTAATAAGTGAAGTATTATTCATCTATAATATATTAAATATTTTATTTTAAATACTTTATTTTAATTACTTATTTGTTTAACTGTTTCGAATTTAATATTTTGATTTTGCAAAAAGGAAATTATTAAATCCGGCAATATAGAAATAGTATTCATAAATGTTCTATAACTAAAATTGCAAACTATACTATTACTAGTATATTGTATACTATACCACCAATATGCCGGTATAAATACCATCATGCCTTTTTCTAAATTTATATCTAAAGTCTTTACCTTTTGAAAATCATTTATATAAATATCTTGCACATCCCAAGGATTAATAGGTGAAAAAAACTCAAAATTATCATAATCTTTTGTACTATATAAATATTTAGATGATTCTGGTGTTATAAGTTTTATTTTAACAGAACCTGATGTAACATAATAAAAATTTCTATAATCCAAGTTATATCTTAATGGTGTGGCGCAATCTTTAGAACCAGTCATTATATCATAAGAACATTTTGATACCATAGATGGTCTTAAAAAACTATCATTTTGTCGCATTGTTTTAATTAACCCTGTTTCTTTTATAAAATCTTTATTTTTTTCAGAAAAATATTTTTTATCTTTATCATTTATAAAAAGTTTAGAGGCTTCATTTAGTGGGAATGGTAGATATAATTCGCTATCAATATCATTATTTTCTTTATTTCTAACATTAATATCAAAAATACCATTTGTCTGTTCTAAGTTTTCTATATTTAGAATATTATTAAGTTCTTCATTATCATAATTAAAAATAACAGGTTGTCTAATATCACATATTTCCTCAAGTTTATCTTTAGAAGGTTTTTCAATATTATAAACTTCAAG